CTTGCGTCGTCGGCGCTCGAGGGCTGGCAAGACAACAAAAAGCAAAAGACAGCAATCAAAGCGGCGCAGGCCGAGGCGCAGATCAAGCGCATCGAGCGCGCGGCCGAGGCTGATACGGACTACGACCTCGAGGCGCTACGCCAGACGCAATACAGTTGGAAAGACGAGTATATCGTCATCGTTCTGACGGCCCCGTTCATCGCGTCGTTTATTCCCGGGGTACAGGATCACGTTCTGGCCGGCTGGGAATATGTGCAGCAGGCACCGGACTGGTACCAATACAGCTTCATGGGCGCAGTCGCCGCGTCACTCGGGATTCGCTGGGCCTTCAAGTTTTTCGGCGGTAACAAGTGACGGCCGTTTATGACATCAACGGGATTGCCGAGGCGCTGCGCGACGAGGAAGGATACGAGCGCTTCGCGTATGAGGATCACCTCGGGTACGTCACCGTCGGGATAGGCCGCTGCCTGGAGCCGGGCCGTGGCTATGGCATCGACGAGGAGGAGGCGGAATATCTACTGCGGCGCGACATCGGGCGCATGGCCGAAGCCTGCGAAAAGTCGTTCAGCTACTGGCACGATGTCTCGATGAATATCCGCGAGACGGTCATCATGCTTTGCTTCCAGATGGGCGTCGCCGGGTTCCAACGCTTCGCCAAAACCAACCGGGCAATATCTCAATCCGATTTCGATCTAGCGGCGAACGAGCTGCTGAACAGCAAGTTTGCGCAACAGACACCGGCTCGAGCTGAGCGCATGGCTGAAAGGCTTCGCGCCGGGTGAGGTTCCCGCGCCACGTTATCGGCGATCTATGCGAGGCCATCGCGGTCAAGGAGCTGACAGCGCGCGGCTACGCAGTATTCACTACGACGCAGGCGCACTGCCCCATCGACATCATCGCGGTGGCGCCCGGCGGCGAGGTTCTGATGCTTGATATTAAGGCTGATCGCTTTCGCACGAACCCTGACCGCAAGAAGCCGTCTCGAATCCATCGCAAGCTATCAGATCAGCAAAAGCTCCTCGGTGTCCGCATGGCCTATGTCAACGAGGACACCGAGGAGATGCACATCACTGGTTTATCAGAGTGATCGAGCGCGCGGCGCCTGGACGATATTCAAGATGGCCGCGCTCCTGTAACGCCCGCACCTTATCGTGAATGTTTCCCAAAGATTTAATTTCCATCGCGTCGGCCAGCTCGACATAGCTCGGTGAGTAACCATGCTCGTCGATATAATCGCGGATGATTTTCAGCAGGTCGGCCTGCCGCTTGGTTAAGCCCAACGTCATAGCGTCAGCTCCTTTACGCGTAGGGATTTGGCTCGAGCTGCCGGCTTCGCCTCAACGCTGTAAGCCTTGCGTGGGCCAGTCATCGGCCACGACACCTCGGCGAACACGACGCCATCGTCATCCTTGGCCAAGCCGCCCGGGTGCATCCCGATAAAGTCCATCAGCCGCGTCGAAATTTTATCGGCCAATTCGCGCGACGCCTTCTCGGCCGCTTTTGCGGCGATCAGATCCATCACGAGCTGCGAGTGCTCGCCGTCGAAATCAACCGGCGGCAGATCGTTCTCAGGTTTGGCATACGCCGACGCCGCATCATTCGGGGTCAGCGCCGGATACCAGTCCGTCACGCCCTGCGTCGTGTAGAGCTCCATGCGCGCATCAAAGTCGATCACATCTTCTCGGATCTTTGCCTGCATCGCGGCGTCCGGGCCGGTCAGATAGATCCGCAGCTCGGTCCCCTGATACAACGTGAAGATGGCGGCCCACTGATAGCCGCTGCACATCATCAACCCCTGGACCTGCACGGGGCCACGGTAGGCGGCTGGCGTATCCATGGGCCCAACCCTCGTCAGCTTCGCTTCAGCTACTCCTGGGCCGTCCAAGGTCACGCTAGAGCCGCCTAAGACATAGATGCCGGCTGCCGGGTCGTGCTCGATCACGCGACCGTCGCCTTCGAGGATCCCGTCCATCGAACCCTGCAACGGGAGGTCTTTACAATCGAACCGCTCGAGGACGCGCGTATTGATTGCAAGGCCGAGGCGCGCGGCGCCTTCGTCGAGGATTGTGTCCTCGAGCTTGTTGCCCCAATGCGCCGCCTCGCCGGCCGGGTCACGGTCCTCGCGCGGATCTCGTCCAGCCTTACTCGCATCCCAGGCGCGCGTTGATTTGAGCAGCTCGTCGTTTGGCGAGCTCCACGGAGACATGCCGAACAGTGCTGGCAGCCGTGAGCACGACATAACGTGATCGTCGCTGAGCTTCCCGATGACCTCGCTCATGCGTCACCTACGATGACGAGCAGGAAAAGCATCATAGCCATGAAGGCCGCGAACAGTGTCGCCTCAAGCAAGGTGCGCAGAGTGCTGCGAGCTTCGGGCATGACAGGCGTCGCGGTGGCGATATGCAGCGCCATAAGTTTCTGGTGGAGAGTAGCCAATTTATTTCCTCCGAGTTGGAGGAATCAGCGCCTTAGCCAGATTGCGACATGCTAACTATCTGACGCGGTTGGATTAGCGAGGCTCGGCCCGGGCCTCCAACCTTTTGCTCGATTGAGCTAACGCACTGATCCCTTTGCAGTTGACGGATTTGAGTTTAGCCAGCGCTGTCGCGCTTAGCCAATACGTTCTGGTCTAGTTCTAATTTCGCAAAGCCTTGGCTTGCTAACCGGGGTCTGTTGACCTTCCGCGTATATGTCGCGGCCTGCTTCGGCGACGACCAGCCGAACATAGCCATGAGCTCGTTCTCGGTTGCGCCGGCTTCCGCAGCAAATGTCGCAGCCGCCTTACGAACGCCATGAGCTGTAAGCCCCGGTTCAAGGCCAGCGATGCGACAATCCTTAACGAAGCGCTGGGCCAAAGATTTAACAGACCAGCCATGTCCGCGCGTGGTTGTGAGGAAAACCAGATCGCCGGTCGGGCTTGCGTCGATTGCGTCGCGCAGCGGCCGGAGGATCGGGATGACGGTCGGCGGCTTGCCGTAGCGCTCGCGGCCTTTCGTTTCGTAAAACTCGAGAAACCCGTCGTGCTCGTGCTGCGGGCCGAGGATTGCGGCGTCGCTAATTCTGACGCCGGTATATAGTAGTAAGGCAAGCCGAAGGTGCTCGCGAGTGCCGTGCCCCCAGCGTTGGAAGTAAGCGGCGACATCATCCCGCGTCCATGTGCGATGGCCGTCGGGGTTTGTGCGTAGCTGTTTCTTAACTTCGACAACGCGGCGATCTCGCGCGACGTTAAGCTCGAGGTGGCCACGGCTGACTGCGTAGTCCAGCAGTCCGCGAAGCGCTTTAAGGCGCTGGCGCGCTGCCTCAGGCTTACCACGATCAGCTTTCTCGTCAACGAGCCTGATGACATCTTGCGGCGTGAGCTTGCGGTAATCGTCGCGCGCGATTGCGGGCAGGAACTGCTCGAGCACGTTGCGTCGAGCTCGCTGCGTTGATGGATGCAGCTCGGTAAACCCGTGCCAGGCGTAATACTGCGAGGCGAGCCAGCGGAACGTGTGCCGAGCTGCCTCGTCGTCGCCTGGGCCAACGAGCTGCTCGAGCGCGGCGGCGTACTCGGCGAAGAACTCTGGCGTTCCTTCGTCGGCGTAGAGCCGGATGCGCTCGGCTGACCCGCGCCGAACATAGATATACGCTTTGCCATTAACTGACTCTCGCTTGAGATATGGCAGCTTCGTCATGTGTCTGCCTCGTTCATGTCAGTAAGCATTGCGGTTCCGTTGCGGCGCATCTAGTGAAACGTGTTTCATTTTGCATGGAAACGCGTTTCACGATTTTCCCGTTTGTTGCTCGATGTTAGCCGGCTTGCTGCGCGCGACGTTCCAGACGTGCAGCGAGTCCGCGAAATCCTCTAATTCGGTCAGGCTAAGAAGGCCCTCGACCCGCCAGAAATAGAGCTCGAGGCTTGCGTCGGTCAGGCGCAGATCTATCGTAATCAGATCGCGTTCAAGCGCGTCACGGTAGAGCTTACGAACGAACGGCGGGCTAAATGCGAGATCACTCTGTAAGTTCGACTGACTGCGGCTTTGATCGGAAAGCGTGTAGTGCACCAGATACAGCAGCGTCGTGATGTGACTGTCGTTTTGATACCAAAAAGCATGTGCCGCGTTTTTGGCGCCGCCTGCCCTCACCTCGGCCTCCGCGCTGCGCCGAAACGCCTGTTGCGATGCGATGAATTTTGCCCACCGAAACACCACGGTTTTGCGCATCGCTTCGCGCGCTTCGAGGCGCTGCTCAGCCAGCTCCTCAGGTGATGGGAAACCGAAACGCGTTTCACTTTTGCTGATAACCTCTTTCACATCTTTAACTCCTGATAACGACGCCGCACGTTTGCGACGCTCGACAATGACCACTTCGTTATGGGCTTTCCGTTCTTGCCAATTCGCGGCGAGCCGTCTGGTTTCGTAGCACGAGCTGGCTTCACGCCGCGCGCCTCGAGGCCCTTGGCAATCTGCTCCAAGGTGACGCAGCCATACTCCTCGAGCTCCTCGATGACCGGGCCGACGCGCAGCGCAAAATCATCTGCCGACGCCGTGACCGCCTCGCCACCAAGCGGCGCGACAGCAGCCGGGTCGGGCGCCCCCAGGACAACGCCACGCTTTTTTGCGGAGGACAGCGCGTCACGCGTCCGCTCGCTAATCACTGCGCCCTCAAGCTCGGCGATGTTGGCCATGAGTTGCAGCACGAAGCGGTTCTGGTGAGGCGACGCCATCTGCGGCACATCGCACGCAATCATCTGCACACCGCTCTCAATGATGCGCGTTAGGAACGGCAGGTTGCGCGTCAATCGGTCGAGCTTGGCCACGACCAGCGTCGCGCCCTCCGAAGCGCACAGCTCGAGCGCCTTGCGCAGCTCGTGTCTGTGGCGGTCGGTCGAGCGCTTGCCTGACTCTACTTCGGTGAACTCAGCGATCAGCTCCCAGTCGCCGCCGTTAAGGTGGGACTGCACGCGCTCGCGCTGGTCCTCGAGGCCGTAGCCTGTCGCGCCCTGCCGCTGCGTCGAGACGCGGTAGTAGGCGACATATTTACCTGAGTGTTTAGCCATATGATCCCCGGCTTTCTATTTATATTCCGGCAATGTACCGATTAGCTTTTGGAATAACAAGGCAAAGCATAAACGCTCCGATACGGTATGCCCTTGCCCTTTGCCCAGCGCACAGCGCGCTCGACGCCCCGGTTTGGGTCGCCATGCAACCAAGTGAACGCGGTGAACTCGAGGCCGTCGGCGCGGACGATCTTGATTTCGTAGGTCATGCGCGCACCGCCTTGTCGAACAGCTCCTCGCCGGTGCGCTCGTCCGTCACAGTGAGATAGGTGAAGGCGCTTTTACCTGACGCGGCGACCGCCTTCGCGATCCGATCCGCCTCGGCCAGCGCTTCGTCCGCAGCAGCGAAGGTCGATGTATTGACGACGCCATACGCGGTCCAGTTGAGGGTGAACGGTTTTTCCATACTTGCCTCCTATGCAGCGTCAATTTTGGGTAAATCAATTCGACTCAATTTATTTATCCAGATCACGTTTCGCGGCTTTAATGACTGCGGCCGCAGCGGCACGAGCCGACATCCCACGGTCAAACATATCGCCGATGCCGTCGAGCGAGTAACCGTCGCGCGCTTCGTTGCCGTCCAAGTTGAACCCGACGAGGCGCTCAACTTTCTTGATCCACACGTCCCAAGGTGTCACGACCTCGCCGTCGTATTCCTCGGCCCAAATTCGATAAAGGTTAGTCATGTCTGCCTCCTATGCAGCGATGTCGAACAACGGCAGGCCGATCAGCTCGGGCGGCATCGTTGTCTTGGGTTTTGGTTTGAACTCAATGATCTCGGCAGCCGGCGCGGGCTTGTAAGCGCCGGTCGCGACGTAGGCGTTTCGCAGCAGCCGGTAGATGGCGCGCCACTTTTTGCCGTGGCCGCTGCCGGCGGGGCCATACTTGCAGCCGGCGATCTCGAGCGCGCCGCAGTTGTAATCAATGACGTGCGCGATCTCGTGGCAGATCAGAACAGCGAGGGGTGCCAGGGCGTCGTCTGGGTCGCCGTATAAGTCGCCGATCTCGGGATC